GAAGCAGTGGGAGATATTCCAGTATTAGGCACTATAATGCCTTTTGGTAAATTTTTTAATAATACAGTTGCGCTTACTTACGATGTTATGGGTGGGGGTTCAATACAAGCGGCGTCTGAGTTGGTTAGAACAAAAGCAGTAAGTCGTGGTACATTGCGAAGGGCAGCAAAAGCACCAATTGGGGGATTTGGATTTGGGCTTATGTATCAAGACCCACTTGGTTTAAGCACAGCAGATAAAGATGGGGAAGAAAAAGAATCTAATTTATTTGAAGATGTTATAGCAGGTGCTATGACTTATACAGCCCTTAATTTTTCATGGGAACGAGATAGAGAAAAAATGAGATTGGGATTACGTTGGAATGAAGAATTGCAAAGTAACGGCACTATTAAAGACATTACTTATGATTTTCCTGCTTCCCAATACGCATTAGTAGCACGTATATATAATATTGTTAAAGAAAGTTCGGAAAGTTTGCCTCCAGAAATTAAAACAGCTATGTATGAGCAACTCTTGTATGGTCAGATACAGAGAAATCTTGGAAAGTTTGGAAGTTTAGAAACAATAGTAGGTGATATATACAATGATATTGTGTCTGGAGATTCAACTAACATAGACAAACAAAAACAATTAGCAGCTCGTAGTGCAGGAACTTTAATATCAGGACAAGTTAGTGGGTTTTTTCGTCCTTTTGACGCAGTTAATAAATTAGCAGGCTATTATTTAGGAAGTGAATCAGAGACTAAAGATGCTAAACAAGTTAATACAATGTTATATGATTCAGGTCGATACTTACATAATATATTTGAAGTATTAAATGGTGACACAAAAGCACCTGAAAAAAGGGCTATGACTCGTGAAGGTAAAGTATATCCTACATCCCCTCTAAATGATGTTCTCAGTGAAAGGACAATAGAGCCAAAAACCTATACAGACTTAGCATTATCTGATGCTAATCTACAAGGTTGGCATCACACTTTAAAATCATTCTATCCTGAAGGAGTGTCTATGTTTAATGAAATTATTGCTCCAGTTTTAGAAAAACGATTTGAGAGGCTATTGACAAGTAGTAAGTATGAACGTATGACAGGCAATCAAAAGTTACTTAGAATTAAGGGAATATTGGGCGAAACAAAAACTGATATCAAAGATAGAATGGTAGAAGGTTTGTATGGTACAGATAATAGAAGAGCAAGATATATAATGATAATTGCTGACACAAAAGATCGGCATAGAAAACTAGCACTAGAAAAAGAGGGGTATAAACTAAGTATATCCAATCAGGATCTCCTACAGTTAAACACATTACAATTAGGAAATCTTGTGCGTAGGATTAAAAGAGAAGAAAAGTCAGAGCGACTACAGAAACAAGGAAGAGAATAAAAAAAGAGGGAACAGAATTAACTGCTCCCCCTAGTTCAGACACCACACCACCACAGAGGTAGATCCCTCGCTAACCGTGACGAGGGGCGAGTCTATTAAGCGACCAACCTAAGACTTACTATATAACAACTTTTTTAGTTTGTCAAGTAATTTTTCAATATCTTGGCATATTATTTTTAATTCTTCAGGAGCGTCTTTACACTTTTGCTCCATGAATTTCTTTGCTTCTTCTTCTAGACTCATATGCTCTAACCTTCTTTTGTTGTTCAAAGTAGGCTTTATCAAAACCTCTTTGCCACTCCTTATACCTATAAGTATTATTATTATAAGGATTATCTATATTACCTGAATAAAAATCTTTATATCCTTTTTCATTCGTTTTCATCTTTAAACTCCTTCAAGTATTTATATGCTCTATAAATGTTTTTAGGATCATCCCCCAACAACCCCAAACTTGTGTTACAGTTATGACAGAGCCAGCCTCTGAACATTCTTTTTTTGTGATCATGGTCTAAACAAAATGCTGCTTTTCTATTGGATTCTTTTAAAGCTATATCTTCAAGAGTGCGTAAGCATATTGGGCAAGCGTGTTCGGAACTTATTTTTGGAGCTTCCTTTCTTATCTTATTTCTTATTAGTCTTGACTCTTCTCTACATTTTTTACACTCTTGTCTTCTCCAAGTATTAAAGCCACTGTGCCAATCAAATGATTCCAATGGTAGAAAACGATTACACTGTGTACAATGCTTTCCATCATCGCCTACATCATTAGGTAAAGCCTTAAATAAGTTGTATTGCATTTAAGCACCGATGTCAACAATTTCACACGAATTTCCACTACAAGCAAATGTCTGACTGCCTGATGTGCCATCCGACTTCTCATACTCTTTTAGCAAGCTCCAATCAATCTGATTAGGGGCTTTTTTTATTGCCTCTTCATATTCTTCTTTAGTGCAATCTTGATATGGTGCTTGTTGATAAACATGATCAGAGTGTGGTAAGAATGACACACCTGACATCTCATCAAAATTCCTGAACACAAATGCTCCAACATCAAGCCACTCGTCTTCTCGCACAGATACTGTACAACTTGGCTTATGTTCACACCAGTGTCTTTGATACTCAAGCCACATCTCAAGTTGTTGGATAGCAGTCATACTATTACGATCAATACATCTACTTGGTGATTTAGTTGGAAAGCTAAAGACAGTTATATCATTTGGTTTCATAACGCATGGCTCATTCGGTACACCTTGATCAATCATAAACTGTGTAAGTGGATCTTTATTATCACCACGTACAGTCCTGATGTAATACTGTGAATGTCTAGCATGAATGCCACTAGCTGAATCACATAACTGCGATACAGTTCCACTAGGCTTGACACATGTTATTGAAGTACTTTGTGGTATGCCAAATTTCTCAGCATACGTTTTGTTAGTGTCAATAGCAATCTGTTTTAATGTTGCCAATCGTTCAGATAACTTTCCCTTTTTACCATTAGTAAGAGAATTGTCCATGATTCCAGTAAGACTGACACCTAGCAATCTTTCTTCTTCAGTATTGTGTTGCCACACTTTTCTTAAATAAGGAAACTTAGTTAGCCTAGCTTGCATAGTTCCTAGTATAGTTGCCAATCTAACTTTTCTAGCTAAGTCTCTCTCATCATCGTGTTCTCGTATAACAACTTCTGTTAGGTTACAGAATTGATAAGGGCGCAGTATTATTTCTGAACATGGATTACAACCAAAATCATAACTAGAATCTCTTCTACCACTTTTATCAGCTTGTCTCTGTGCTGACACTCTATTGAAGATTCCTCTTTCACCTGACTTAGATTCTACTAAAGCAGTCCATTCACGTAAGAATGTTTCTGAATCTGGCTTGTCTGTGTAGACTACAGAATTATTAGCTAATGACATATGTGGAGCAGTCTGTGACCACTGCCCTGATTTAGCATGACGCATACGTATGTCCGATAGGTTGGAAAGGCTAATCATTGCTGATCGTCTAACGCCACCCATGACTACGACTTCACCTACTTTACACATAAGGCTATGGCATTCGTAGCTTGAAAGCCTACGTCCTCGTGCATTTTGAAATGTGTTTATAGTAAATTGAAACAGTTGAATAAGTGGGCCTGGCCCTGATGCTCTGCCCCCAAATGTCTTTAATCGTGAACCCGCTGGTCGAACTAGTGATGTATCATACGTTGGAATCTCACCCGCATAGAGCAGAGAGATCAAAATACGGAACGCTTTTGCCCATCCTTCCTTACTATCTCTGACTTTTATGTTAGTATCGGATTGATACAGATCAGATGGTATCTCTGGAAGTTTCTCTACATACTTCCGTTCAACGCTAAATCCTACACCTGTACCACACAATAGAATGTACATGGTTTCATCAAAGGACTTAGGGTCATCCACTGGTAAGTAAGCACAGTTATAGCCCGCAGTGTTATCTCTGTCTAAAGCAGGACCTGCAGTCATTAATGCTCTCATTGATGGCATAACTTCTAAATTATGTATCGCTTGCCATAGGTCTAACTTTAACTCCTCGTCAATAGGAACAAGATGATCTTTAGTCATATGGTCAATGTAACGTGTAACAGTGTCTGTCCACGTTTCTCTTCTCTCTTCAGTGTCTAGCCATCGTGCATAACGTGATATGGCTATAAAGTTTTGGTAGTCAGTTGGTAGTGTGTTTGTCTTCTGCATGGGTCACCTTTATACTTTTAATTTCTACTCCATCAACATCAAAGATTAAGTCCTCTATAACCTCTTGTATAGCCTCATTGACTTTCTCATCAGTAGGTAGTATATTCTCTTCTTCATCAATGTCAAGTATTAAAAACGCTTTAACTCGCATTGTCTTTTTTCACTATCTGGATCATCTTACCTAAGTAGAATTTTGCTTTTTCTAAATCTTCTACTCCATTCTTGTATCTGTATCTCCATAAGTATTTTATTATATTCCCTTGTAGGTAATACTCATATCCTTCTCCAGTAGCAGATCTTATAGCATCTAAGCACTCCACTCCATACTTATTGTAATGTGGTGGGTTATTTACCATATCTACTAACTCGTCAGGTGAATCATCAATAGGTAAGTCATCAATAATTGGTATCATACTTTTTTCCAATCAACTTTAATTACATTTCCTTCAGTTGATATTATCTTAGGTGCTTTAGAAACCTTTTTCTCTAAATCGTCCTGTTTTCGCAACTCATGCGATACTTTACTCTTTTCTATCCTTGCTCTTTCTGTACAGACCTTCTGTAAAAACTTCTCATCTGTCTCCATAAGAGTTACACACGTATTCATAAGAGACATCATATTTAAAACCATCTCTTGTGTAGCCTTATCATATTTGTTTTCTTCTGAATAGTATTCGTGTATATCTACATTACCTGTCCACTTCCCTTTATCATCGTCTTCACAAGAAAGTATTAGAGCAAAGTCATCAATTCCCATTTCCATCATTTTTTTTCCTTTAACCATTTAATAGGGATTAGTCTAGTCGCATACTTAAATTCATTCTTTTCACACCACATTGCATAAGTAGTTTTGCTACCCTTATATAGCTTACTTCTTTCATTTGTAAAGACAAATCTAATATCTAATTCAGGGTGTTGCTTTTTTACCTCAACGTGCTTTCTTCTATCTTCACTAGTGAACAGACCTTTCGTTTCAATTATAATTCCATTGTCTAAAACAAAGTCAGGAGTGTACACTCTAAAACGTACATCTGTCCACTTGATCTTGAACTCCTCGTATCGCACACAAGACTCATGCTCTTTAATATAGTCAGCAACCTTTTCTTCTAGTCCACTGCGATACCTTCTTTTGTTGTGTCTCCTTTTCATGCTAAATGAATATACTCTTCCATAGGTTTCTCTTTAGCTTGAGAAACTTTAGATGGTAACTCTTGAATGTTATCCCAACAATCGTGCTTATATCTACAGAACCCACACTCTTTAGAGAGTTTCATATTACCTGAAGGTTTTCCTCTATATGTTTCAGGTATTGGTTCAAAGCAACGCTCAAAAGGCTCATCATTGTTTATATAAGATATAGTCTTCTTGACTTCTCCGATCACTTCCTTTCTGTCCATCTCATCTGCGGGAACATACTTAAATTCCCCATTGGCTTTGTTAATTACCCACCATCCACCAACATCAGCACCAGTGGCTTCTGCGTAGATAGCTAGTTGTGGTATGTAACCAAATGAATCTTTGTTCTTTAGATCACCATAGTTACTAAACTTATGCTTGTATGACCAAGGTGATGCAGACTTCACATCATCTACTCTACCATTTAATATAAGATCATATTCACCTGTTATATTTTGTCCATCTATGTCAATGTCTATCTTGCCATTGTCTTCAAACTCAACCTTCATGGCACGTAGTAGACCTTTGAATATGGCCTCTACAACATCTCCTAGAAACATGTTAATGACAAAATTCGATGGGAGTTCAGCAGATTCACTAGGCTTATTTTTATCAAACCATAATTGGCACTTAGGTCTGCCCAAGTTTGATGGTCTAAGCCTAAACTCTTGCCGTGACTCCCCTGCAAACTGTCGGTGCAATGCATCTCTTATATCGTCAACAACAGTTTCAATGATATCGCTATCCATCTTCTTCTTATTGCTAATAATATCTTTCAGATACGATTGTGCCAACAGTTCTACAGGGTGGTTCATCTAAGCTACCTCAATTTCTGGCAGTTCAGAATCACCTAAGATTGAATCAAGAGTATCAACCTCATCGTCAGTCATCTTATGCCCTCTCTTCTCATCGTAGCTACCATAAACAAAAGTGTTATAGTTAGATACCCAATCTAAGAAGGATTGTAGTGTTTCAGCATCTTCAGGACTTACATCCAAAGCTTTACTGTCTAGTTTAGTAAGCACTGTATAGTACTTAGCTCCTGTTGCAATTTCTTGGGCTTCTGTTGTGAAGTCAATCAAATGCTGAATCGGTAGATGCTTACG